TTACAACTGCTGAACTTAAAAAGGCATTTGTATCCTTAGTTCAGAGCTTTAATAATTTAGATAAAAACTTTAACAAAGATGAGCTGTATGCTAATACCGAGTCTTTTTTAAAGCAAAAGGCCGTATATCATACAATGATGGAGGTAGTAGATAAATGTACTTCCGGAGAAGTAGACACACCCGAGATATTAGCTAAGTTTGAAAAAGCGTGTGGTATTACGCTAAGTGCTGATTTAGGGTTAGAGTTCTTCTCAGAGATCGATAGACATATTGATGATCTCACAACAGAAGAAAAACATATACCTTCAGGGTGGGAATGGTTAGATCGTAAGCTTGGAGGCGGGTTTTTAGAGACAGGCAGATCATTATATTTGTTTGCTGGACAAACTAATGTTGGCAAATCAATCTTTCTTGGCAATATTGCAACTAATGTTGCTGAGCAAGGGAAGACAGTGGTACTCATATCTTTAGAAATGTCAGAGTTAATGTATGCAAAGCGCATATCATCTAAGGTAACAGGTATTAATATTGGTGACTTACAGACTAGCTCTGAATTAGTTAAAACTAGAGTTGAAGATTTTACTAAGAGAAAGAAACCCAAGTTAATTATTAAAGAGTTTCCACCTAATGCAGTAACCGCTAATCAAATTAGTGCTTATCTAAAAAAGCTTATTAATAAAGGTATTAAACCGGATATGGTTGTACTTGATTATATTAATTTGCTTAATTCACCCATTGGTAATAACTCTTATGAACGCGTTAAACATACGTCAGAGCAAGTACGTGCCCTATCATATACGTTTAAATGTCCGTTTGTAACTGCTACTCAGATTAATAGAAGTGGTATTAATGAGCAAAATCCTGGTGTAGAAAATATTAGTGAAAGTATCGGACTAGCTGCTACTGCTGATTGTATTATGAGCATCTGGCAGGAAGAAGGCGATGTGGATCTTGGAGTAATTAGATTAGGAATGATGAAAAACAGATACGGACAAAATTTTGGTTCATGTGCCATGGCGATTGACTATTCTACTTTAAATCTTACTCAGACCCAGATGATTAATAATACAGAAGAAATGGATGGTGTTGATCGTACATTAACTACACTTGAAGATTTATAAAGTATAGCTAAATAACTTCAGTGGCTGGTAATCAATTTATTTTCGCTAATTCAGATATAGATGGATCTTTATCTTATCTATTTTTAAGGTGGATTACTAATGCTCAAATACCTTATAAAACTTCCTCTCTTTTTACTATCGAGCAAGATTTTAATGATTGGTATAGAAAGAACGGAGAGAACTACGATAGAGTTTATTTATTAGGTATAGATGTTACTAATTGTTTAAATTTTGTAAATAAAGATAATGTAATAATTTTTAAACATCAGTCACCTATTAATAAATTAACCACTGCAAAAATAATTACTGACGAAAAAAGTAACAGTACATCTATGTTACTTTACAATAAGTTCAAAAAAAAGGTATCTTTATGTGACAGTCAAAAACTAGCACTCCTGTTAGTTAACGACATTAAAAAATATACATTCGAACTACCACAAAGCAGAGATCTTGATATCTTATATAAAGCATACACTGGAGATAAACTTTTAAAATTTACTACAGACTTTAATGGCGGATTTACAGGATTTTTGGATAAACATAGAGCATTAATTAATTTATATAAGAAAGGCATACACAACGCCATTAAGGAATTAAAAATTTATAAAGGTGTATTACCGTTTAAAGGCGAACAATATAATGTTATTTCAACATTCGCCGACAAATATGTAAATGAAATATCTGACAAATTACTCGACCACTTTGAATCAGATATTTGCTTTGTCGTTAATGTAGATAAAAATCGTGTAAGTTTTAGACGTTCACCAAAATGTGAAGTAGATTTAAATGTACTTGCTGAAAAAGTCGCCTTCGGCGGCGGATATCCATATGCCGCCAGTGGAACATTAACAGATGACTTTATAACTATAACTAAGCTATTTAAGCAAGTCAAATGATTAATCTAAATCAAAATAATGACCCGGCTAATAACATCGTCGATTTAGAACAAAAAAATAATTTCTTGAAATTCTGTACGTTAGTGTGTATTATACATAATAAGAAGTTAAATTTAGCTAATATCTTTTTGCTTATTTTACAAGAAAAGCAAATTAAAAAATTGTATATGTTAATGTGTGACTTCGATACAGAAATGGAAGCGTTAAAATCCTTTTTTGATTTTGATAGCACCCTACATAAGAGCAAATATATTAAGAAGTATTTAAATTCAAGAACATTTAAACGAACTAATGACCGCGCTAGAAAAAAACGTCTATAATACCTTTTTAAGAATAAGCAGATCGCGGCAAAATAAACCATTTAAGTTAAGAAAAGATTTCAGTAAATTTCAAGATACTGAAAATTACGTTTATGTTAAAAAGATAGCTATGCTCTTAGCTAACCATCAACATATTAATATTGAAGATTTTTTTAACGCTCCGTATGAAGTGTATCCAGACGATGCTAACAGAGTCGATTTAAAATTTTATACATCTCTCAAAGCTACATCTGTTTATAGCATTTATAAAAAGAAGCAAGACGATATGCTACCAGATGAACAAACAGATAGAGTTAAAGACTCATTATTTTTCATTTATAACTTCTGCAAAGATAATAATTTAGATTTGGATTCGTATATTGGACATAAAACTGAGACTGAATACAGTTTTATGTTGCATCTTCGTGAAAGAAAGGTTAACATATATACGCTATTTGGAATGAAGCATTTTGATACTGTAATGACAAGGATGAATCCGGATGCCGCTAAATTTACTATTGGGCATTTATATTCAAGCCTTGATTTATATCGATCTAGGTACTATAATTCCAAGAATACGATTAACATTGTTAGTCAAGGAACTAAAAAACTAAAAAAAATACTAAGAAATATATGAGTACATATTCTAATTCGATGTTTGATAGCATTAAGACTGCATTGTCTGATGCTAATAACAAAGGCGCTGGCGGTCTCTATCGCGAGATCTTAAAATTAACCCCTGGTAATACATATGTTGTAAGACTTCTGCCTAATGTGAAGGATCCTAAGAAGACATTCTTCCATTACTATACGCATGCTTGGGAAAGCTTTGCTACTGGTAATTATACTGCTGAGGTGAGCCCTCAGACTTGGGGTGAGCGTGATCCTATTGGAGAGTATCGCTTGAGTATCTCTAAGCACGGTACTGAAGAAGAGAAGGATAAGGCTAAAGCTATTATGCGCCGAGAAAATTGGCTTGTTAATGCATATGTAGTTAACGACCCTGCTAATCCTGATAATAACGGTAAGGTAAAACTTATCCGCTTCGGTAAACAACTTCATAAAATTATCATGGAGGCTATTGAAGGTGAAGATGCTGATGAATTCGGTGCTCGTATCTTTGACTTGTCTGGTAATGGTTGTAACTTTAAGATTAAATGCGAAAAGCAAGGAGACTTTCCAACATATGTTTCATCTCGCTTTGCACCTCCATCTGAAGTTGATGGGGTTGATGATGATAACGTTCAGGAGGTTTATGATAATATACACGAACTTGAGAGTGTATTTCCTGTTAAGAGCTATGAACAGCTTAAGGAGGTATTAGACGAGCATTTTCATTGTAAGTCCGCTGAGGACACGTTTGAATCTACCGCTGCGCAGACTGCAGCAGAGACAGTAGCTGTTAAAGAGACGGTCAATGTTGCTGATGATGATGATGATCCTCTAGAGGATGATAAAGTTAAAGAACTTCTTGATGGACTAGGAGACTAATTATGGAAGATCAGGTTGAAGGGCAGAAGAAAGTACAAGCTATAGCTGCACTAGCAGGTATGGTAAGATCAACTGCTGCAGAGCTAGATGAGAATATTATCTCTACATCAACTGCTCTTCAGCCGATCAATTCCAAATGGAGTCCAGAGGAATTAGTTAAAAGAGAATTAACAGCAGTTGCTCCACCGCAAGGCCATCCACCTCCTCCTCCTGTTGAGTCTATACCTGTACAGCCTATGCAAGCAGTACCAGTTCAAACACCAGTCCCACAACAACCAGTTACACAAATAGCACAACCCATGAATCTAGACTTATTTGCGGAGATTAACAACAGACTTAAAACTATTGAAGATAAAGTTACTACTCTAGAGAGTACTTATGAAAAAATTCTCGGTAGTATGTTGAAGTCGAAGGCAAAAACTATTACAATTAAGTTTGATGAAGCTCAAAATACCAAACAAGACGGAGTTCGTAAACCGGTTTCTAAATCAAGTAAGCAAGATTAATACAGCTTGTGTACTTAAAGTAACAAATAAAGGTATTAGTAGCTTATTAACTGCTGCAGATAATACTCTTATACTGTTCTCTCGATACAATGTTGATTTAGATATTGATAAGGATATTAATCTTAATATTCCCGACCTTAATCGTCTCTCAAAAATTATAAATTGTATACCTGGTGATGAAATAGAACTGGATGTACATGATTCTGTTATTCAATACGAGTCTAAAGACATTAGATTTAAATATTATTTACTTGATGATGGTATTATTGAAACTCCGCCCTTAAGCGAAGATAAAATTAAGCAGATTGAATATAATACAAACTTTTCTATACCATATGAGTCTTTAATTAATCTGATTAAAAGCAGTTCATTTGTTGTAGACATACATAAAGTATACTTTTTTACTAAAGATGGTAGTGTGTATGCAGAAGTGAATGATAAACGTCGACAGAATATTGACAATATATGTCTTAAGCTTTCAGACAGCTATTCCGGTGATCAAATTACAACACCGTTACCCATGAGTCTGGAAACTATAAGGTTATTAGGTTCAGCCCGCACCGACAAGATAACTATTCTTATCAATAGTAAGTTGAATGTTATGATGTTCGGCATCAATAATGATAATGTAAAACTTACTTACATTGTATCAGGATTAGTAAAATAATGGCTAAAAATAAAAGTTATACGCAAGGTTATTTCGTAAAGCGGCTGCGGGACAGCGGCTTTTACGTTATAAAAATATTTGATAATTACCATAGTACAGACGAAAGGCGTTGGACTGTTCTTATTAATCCAGGCAATGAAAGTATTTACATAACATGCTATCGAGATAAAATTTTTAAAACCCCTTATTTTGAATTTAATGACGGTGCTAAGAGGTTTCCAAAAAACTACCAGCTTAAAACCGATTCTTTAGAAGTTGTTGTATCCCATCTTATTGAGCATAATGTAGAAAATAAATGCCCTACATCTTTAGATCATGCCTAAGAAGAAAAAAGACGAAGATAATCCTGATGATAATTTTGAAAAGTTATCTGATATTTTTGATAAATTATCTTCACATGAAAAAACAGAAGAACAAAAAGATAAACAAGTAGATCATATGTGCGGACAAATTGAAGAGGTTATGTCAACATATACAATTATGGGATATACTGTTGACGGAGAACCGCTTGTACTTACATATGCAAAGAATAGAAAAGATAGTGATGCATTAGCACATTTGTTTAATAAACAAATAATGTCTTACTATAATGGGAATGATCAACGATGAACATTTTAATTCTTGGCAGTGGTTATGTAGGAACCAATTTAGCTAAATACCTTGATGGTAGATCTATTCGTAATGGTCGAGGTGCTATTAATGTGCGCGTTATACGACAAAGTGAAGTTGATTATACTAAGCCAAGAATTTTAGATGATCTTTTAAGTGATACCTGTGTTGATTTTGTAATTAATTGTAGCGGTTATACTGGTAAGCCAAACGTTGATGCTTGTGAATTTAATAAGCAACCATGTTGGCATATGAATGTAACTGTCCCTTCAATGCTTGCACGCGCATGCTATAATTATGATATACCCTTTGGTCAAGTAAGTAGCGGATGTATATATACAGGTTACGATAAAGACTATACAGAAGAAGATGAGCCTAATTTTGGGCTGTATAATGATAAGAGCAGTTTTTATAGTAAATCAAAACATGCAAGCGAAATAGATTTGATTAATCATTCTGCTTATGTATGGAGGATTAGAATGCCTTTTTGTAATACCTGGGCTCAAAAAAATATTATTACTAAAATATATAAGTATAATAATTTAATAAGCATGGCCAACTCTTTGACTAGTATTGATGATCTCTGTATTTATATAGGAAAAATAATTGAGAGATATTACACTCCAAAAAGAATACCTGTTGGGATATATAATGTTGTTAATGAAGGGGGGTTAACGGCTAGACGTATTGTTGAGCTAATGAGAGAAAGAGGCATTGATAACCCAGATTGGAGATTTATTGAGTATGAACAGTTAGATATTATTGCAAATAGATCTAATTGTGTACTATCTCAGGAAAAAAACAAATCATACGGTATACAGTTACCTAATAGTATTACAACTCTTTCGAAAGCGTTAGATAACATGAGCAAAATTACAATATGAAAAGTGTTATAGTAACAGGAGGTTGTGGTTTTATAGGTAGCAATTTTATAAAATATCTTTTTGATAATACAGATTATATTATTTACAATATTGACAGTTTAACATATGCGGCATCACAAGATAACATCCCAGAAGAGATTCAAAAAAGCGGTCGTTACAATTTTACTGTTGCTGATATTTCTCAAGTTAATTTTATTGACCCTTGGAACTCATTTACAACTATATTAAGAAAAGTAAAAACTATATATCACTTTGCAGCAGAGAGTCATGTTGATAATAGTATTTCTGGTCCAGGAATTTTTGTAGATACAAATGTCAAGGGTACCTTTAATTTATTAGAAGCTGCCAAAAAATTTGAAATTGAGTTTGTTCATGTATCGACTGATGAAGTATATGGAACATTAGGATATTTTGACGATCCGTTTACAGAGAAAACAAATATAGACCCAAGCTCTGTTTATTCGGCATCTAAAGCAGGGTCTGATATGCTCGTAAAAGCTTACAGCACTACGTATGGTGTCAAAACTACAATAACGCGTTGCTGCAATAACTATGGCCCGCGACAGCACGTAGAGAAGCTGTTACCTAAAGTAATAACTAACGCGTTAAATGGTGAAAAAATACCTGTATATGGAAAAGGTAAGAATGTAAGAGAGTGGATTTATGTTGACGATCATTGCTCAGGTATCTTAGCAGCACAAAAAGCAAATAAAGACATACATGAAGTGTTTAATATTGGTTCAGATGTAGAGATATCTAATATTGACTTAGTTGAGAAAGTGCTTGCAATTACCGGAAAATCCTCTAAACTTATTGAATATGTAACTGATAGACCCGGACATGATCTTAGATATGCAATGAATAGCTCTAAGCTCCGTAAGGCATCTAAATGGGAACCAGAATTTAACTATGAAAATTTTGAAAGAGGCCTGGAAAAAACTGTGGAGTGGTACTCATCCGAAAAGTAAAGGCATATACGCAGTTAACAGTGGAGATTTTTTAGGAGAATTCTTCGTATATATGGAAACAAAAGACGAAGTACATTTTTTTCTGTCGCTACCTAAAATGCAAAAACGAGAAGTTCCTAATGAGAATTTTGTTTTTGGATTAGAGAATAAAATTATCGAACAAGTAGAGAACTTACCATCATCAACATACGACGTGTGTCGTGCACAATACAAAAAAGGTACAAGTGAAGACATTATTAATTGATAGCAGTAACTTAATATATCGCATCTGGTGGATTAACAAAGCTAAGAAGCTGTCTGACAACGAAGACACATTTACTGTATATATGTTTCTAAGATCTCTTAGATCGTATGTACAAAAATATCCCTCAGACCGTATTATTAGCGTTTGGGATAAACGGTTGTCATATCCTGAAAAGAACTTTAGAAAAGAAAACACTGAGGGTCAGTATTCTCCTTCT